TCCGCCCTCTTATATACAAAACACCCCCCATCACTTTTATTTTTCCCTACCCCCCGGGGGGTATATATTTTTTGGTAATATTCATTTGTGTGCTATAGTTCGCACATCCCCAATTGACTTTGGTGCACGAATGCTAAATATAGAACCTACTAGGGATCACCCAATTCCTTACGACCTATCTGATGACGAACCAAAAACGCAGGCAGATAGCATAGCCGTCGCTGTCAATACCATAGATTTGCTTGAACAGCTCGGTGCGGGAATAGATTTTTCTGCAGATGATAGTAAAGAAGCAGTTAAGTTAATTACCCAGGCGACCAACACCCCCAAACATTTTAATAATCCCTCGCAAGCAAAAGCAGCACATGCTATCTTAAAGCGCCATGATTACCAGTCATTTGATGATGTGCATCAAGCTAGAAACTTTGTTACCAATAGGCTAATAGAAATAGCCGATTGCGGAGATCCAAAACTAGAACTCAAAGCGTTGGAGTTGCTAGGCAAACATTCTGATATTGGGTTGTTTACAAACCGCAGCGAGATCACAGTCAATCATCGTTCGTCGGAGTCGTTGGAGAACTCGATCAAAGAACGGATCAAACGGCTGCTAAACTCACCTGATGATGTTCTCGACGTCACTCCTCTAGACGATCTGGATACGCACTTAGGTGTAATAGATGATTCGGCAATAAGTACTTCTACATTAGAGAACGAAAATAAAGATGAATGAAGTCGAAGTTTCATTAAGAGATATTGAGAAGGCGTTACCCAAAATGTCTGAGACAGATATGCGGGTGCTTGAGAAACAGTTAATACATTTAGAGAAATTAAAAGAACGTGAGTTAGCGCAAGAGAAGTTTATCAAGTTCACACAAAAAGTGTGGCCAACATTTATATCGGGGAGACACCATGCGAGAATGGCTGATGCGTTTGAACGTGTGGCAAATGGTTTATGTAAGCGCCTTATTATTAACATGCCTCCTCGTCATACGAAGTCCGAGTTTGCTAGTTATCTTTTACCTGCATGGTTTCTTGGAAGATTTCCCCACAAGAAAGTAATCCAAACCAGCCACACTGCGGAGTTGGCGGTGGGCTTTGGACGTAAAGTCAGGAATCTTGTGGATTCTGACATATACAAAGAGATTTTCCCAGATCTAAACTTGCAAGCTGACTCTAAAGCGGCGGGTCGGTGGAACACTTCTAAGGGCGGTGACTACTTTGCGATTGGTGTGGGCGGTGCAGTGACAGGTAAAGGTGCGGATATACTCATAATAGATGACCCGCACTCAGAACAAGAAGCAGCAATGGCTGCTGGACACCCAGAAGTTTACGATAAAGTGTACGAGTGGTATACGTCTGGCCCGCGTCAGCGTTTGCAGCCAGGTGGTTCAATAGTTATTGTGATGACTCGTTGGTCAATGAGGGATTTAACGGGTCAAGTATTGAAAGCAGACGCTCAAAGGGGCGGCGAAGGGTGGGAAGTTATTGAATTTCCGGCTATTTTGCCCTCTGGAAGCCCACTTTGGCCTGAATTTTGGTCATTTGCGGAGCTTTCAGCCCTCCGAGAAGAGCTTCCAAACGGAAAATGGCAAGCTCAGTACCAACAAAACCCAGTTGGAGATGAATCTGCGACGGTAAAACGTGAATGGTGGAAGCTTTGGCCCCATGACAACCCACCTCCGTGCGACTTTATCCTCCAAGCATGGGATACGGCGTTTGAAAAGAACAATCGGGCTGACTTTTCCGCAGGTACAACGTGGGGTGTGTTCAATAACGACGAAGATAATGGTACTCCCAACATTATTTTGCTCAATACCTACCATAAACGGGTGGAGTGGGTGGAATTAAAGAAAGATGTACTCAAAGAATACAATTATTGGGAGCCAGATGGGGTCATTGTGGAGAAAAAAGCCACGGGTTCACCTCTAATATATGAGCTGCGAAGTATGGGTATACCTGTGCAGGAGTTCACACCAGGTAGGGGTACTGATAAGTTCTCGCGTTTAAGTTCAGTTTCCGACATAATTGCATCTGGGAAAGTGTGGGTTCCCAACACACGTTGGGCGGAAGAATTGGTAGATGAAATTGCTAGTTTTCCATCAGGCGAACACGATGACTTGGTGGACTCAACAACACTGGCACTCATGCGCTTTAGGCTAGGTGGATTTTTACGTCTGCCGACAGACGAGCCTGAAGAAATTAAATGGTTCAAGGGATACCGAAAAGATCGGTTCTATTCAGTATAAGGATACATCATGGCGACAAGCAGTATGGACAAAGCTCTCTATCAGGCTCCTCAAGGGTTGGGCAGTTTGCAGGATCACGCGATTGAGATTGAGGTGGACAACCCAGAGGCTGTGCACATGCACGTGGGGGACGTTGATATTGACTTAGAACCTGGCAAACAACAAAACTCAGAAGAGTTTGATGCGAACCTTGCAGAGTACATGGACGATGACGATTTGCAGAGTTTGGCGTTTGACTTGATTGATGACTTTAATAAAGACACAAGTGATCGCAAAGATTGGATACAGACTTATATTGATGGCCTGAAGTTACTAGGTTTGAAGTATGAAGAAAGAACTGAACCTTGGAACGGAGCCTGCGGTGTGTTTCACCCTATGCTTGCCGAGTCAGTTGTGCGGTTCCAGTCTGAAGCAATCATGGAGACATTCCCTGCGATGGGGCCTGTCAAAACGCAGATTGTAGGTGCGATAGATAAACTAAGAGAAGAAGCTGCTGCACGTGTGCGTGAAGACATGAACTATCAGTTGACTGAAGTCATGCAGGAGTATAGACCCGAGCATGAAAAACTTCTATGGTCATTGCCCCTAGCTGGTTCTGCGTTCAAGAAAGTTTATTATGACCCTAGTAAGGGTAGACAAGTAGCGGTCTTTGTTCCAGCAGAAGATATTGTGGTGCCATATGGTGCGAAAGATTTGAACGATGCGGAGCGTGTAACTCACGTGATGAGGAAGACTGAGAACGATGTTTTAAAGCTTCAAAAAGCTGGGTTTTATTTAGATATTGATCTAGGTGATCCATCCCATGAACTTGATGATGTAGAGAAACAAAAAGCTCAAGAGCAAGGTTTGACTGCTATACAAGATGATAGATATCGTCTGTTAGAAATGAGTGTAAATCTTGACTTGCCAGGGCATGAGCATGAAGATAAAGATGGAGAAAAAACAGGGATTGCTCTACCCTATATTGTGACAATTGAAAAGGGTAATAAACAGATTCTAGCCATTCGTAGAAATTGGTATGAAGAAGATGAGTTGTGCATGAAGCGCCATCATTTTGTGCATTACCAATACATACCTGGGTTTGGTTTCTATGGGTACGGTCTTATCCATTTGATTGGTGGATACGCCAAATCTGCTACGATGATTCAACGCCAGTTGATAGATGCGGGTACTCTATCTAACCTACCTGGTGGTTTGAAATCTAGAGGTTTGCGTGTTAAGGGTGACGATACACCGATAGCTCCCGGTGAGTTTAGAGATGTGGACGTACCCAGTGGTTCGATTAGAGACAATATCTTGCCTCTACCTTACAAAGAACCTAGCCAGACACTACTTACTTTGCTTGGGAATATTATTCAAGAAGGTAAGGCGTTTGCATCTTCAGGGGATATGAACGTATCTGATATGTCTAGCCAAGCACCTGTAGGTACAACGCTAGCTCTGTTGGAAAGAACGCTTAAAGTAATGACAGCGGTACAAGCTAGGTTGCACTTTGCAATGAAACAAGAGTTTAAGTTACTAAAAGTAATCATTGCCGACTACTGTCCAGAAGAGTATTCATACGAGCCAGAAGAAGGTTCACGTCGTGCGAAGAAAAAAGACTATGACATGGTGGATGTTATTCCTGTGTCTGATCCTAACGCAGCAACAATGGCGCAAAAGATTGTGCAGTATCAAGCTGTCCTTCAGTTGGCGCAATCCGCTCCTCAGTTATACAACTTGCCTCTCTTACATAGGCAGATGATAGAAGTCTTGGGGATCAAGAACGCGGCCAAACTTGTGCCTATTGAAGATGATGCGATACCTTGCGACCCAGTGCAAGAGAACCAGAACTTCCTTACAGGTAAGCCTAACAAAGCGTTCATTGAACAAAACCACCAAGCGCATATCACGGTTCATCAGTCTATGATGCAAGACCCTATGTTGATGCAGATGATTGGCCAAAACCCAAGGGCTCAAGCCATGCAAGCTGCAATGATGGCGCATATCAACGAGCATTTGGCGTTTGAATATCGTAAGAAGATTGAGCAGCAGTTGGGTCTCCAGTTGCCATCGAAAGAGAAAAACAAGGAGATGAAGCCAGAGATAGCAGATCAAGTAGCACAGTTGGCATCCCAAGCTGCGCAACAACTACTTCAGCAACACTCCGCTCAAGCGGCTCAAAACCAAGCACAGCAACAAGCACAGGATCCAATTGTCCAAATGCAACAACAAGAACTCCAACTCAAAATGCAAGAGCTTCAGCTCAAAGCACAAAAGCAGAAGATTGACGCTGCGGCTAAAGCGGATCAATTGCGTATTGAAGAGTCTCGCATTGCGGCGCAAAAAGAAATTGCGGCTATGCAAGTGGGGGCAACTGCCGCCGCTGCTAGGGACAAAATGCAAAAGCAGCAACAAACTGATGGCGTAAAAATGGGTATTGATATTGCCAAATCCAAAGCTCAAATGGCTCAACAGCAAAGGCAAGCTGAATTACAGGCGCGTGCTGCCCAAAATCGTACGCCCGTTAAAGGAGAATAATGGAAGCTGATCGCGTTTTACATTACCTGCTTAAAGAATTCGACAAGCTTAAAGCAGAGCAACACATGTTTTTAGGAAGCGGTAGGGCGGGGGACTTCCCCGAGTACCGTCATGTCTGCGGCATCATCCGGGGTCTGGGCCATGCAGAAACAATTGTTAAAGACCTCGTGCAACGATTGGAGATAGATGATGAGTGAATTTGATGTAAGTGCTGTAGACCTTTCCGGTATCCTCAACGCGAGTGCTGACCAAAAGGCCAAACAGTTACCTGAACCTGCGCGTTTTCACCTTTTGTGCGTCGTACCAGAAGCAATGGAAGAGTATGCAGACAGCGATATTGGGATTATTAAATCTAGCCAAGAAATTTGGAAAGAAGAGATGCTCACCCCTGTATTGTTTGTAGTCAAACTTGGGCCAGATGCCTATAAAGATGCAACTCGGTTCCCTAGTGGGCCGTCATGCAAAGTAGGCGATTTTGTTATCGTCCGTCCCAATTCAGGCACCCGTCTGAAGATTCATGGTCGTGAATTCAGGATCATCAATGATGATACTGTTGAAGCTACTGTGGAAGATCCCCGTGGTATTACACGAGCTGCTTAAAGGATAAATCATGGCAAACGAAGAATTTAAATTCCCCGATGAAGTTGAAAAGGAAGCCCCTAAAAAGGCTGCAGAAGACGACTTTACCTTTGAAATAGAAGACGACACCCCACCCGAAGATAGAGGTCGTAAGCCTATGGCTGACCCTCCAGAAGACCCATCAGATGATGAATTGTCTAATTACGACGAGAAAGTGCAAGCCCGTATTAAGAAATTTACTAGGGGTTACCATGATGAACGTCGCGCCAAAGAAGAAGCTCTAAGAGAGCGGGAAGCGGCTGAAACCTATGCAAAACAGGTGATTGAAGAGAATAAACGCCTCCAACACCAGCTTGCTCAAGGGTCTCAGATCATTATTGACCAGAGTAAAACCTCTGCCGAAGCTCAATTGGCCTATGCCAAGAACAAGTATAAGGAGGCTTATGAGGCTGGAGATGTGGATGCTTTAACCGACGCGCAGTCAGAAATCTCTGCTGCAACGTTGCGTTTAGACAAAGCTCATAATCTAAGGCCTTTACAAGTTGAGGAAAAAGAGGTACAAACGCAACAACGCCCACAACAAGTGCAAACTAAAGCATCTGAGCGAGACTCAGAATGGCAGTTAAATAATCCTTGGTTTGGGCAGGACGATGAAATGACTAGCTCCGCGCTCGGGTTACACCGCAAGCTGCTAAAAGAACGGGGCGACGAATTCATAGGTTCCAAAGAATATTACAAAATTGTAGATACTACAATGCGTAAAAGATTTCCTGAGAATTTTGAATCTCAGAGCGAAGAACCGACAGAGGAAGAACCTCCACGTCGTGCACAAAAACCCGCTAATGTTGTGGCTCCGGCTACACGTAGCACACCACCTAACCGTGTAAGGTTAAAGGCATCCGAAGCAGCGATTGCTCGCCGTCTTGGGGTTCCTCTAGAACTATATGCGAAACAGGTTGCTCAACTTAGAAATGGAGAATGAAAATGACTGCTGCACAAAATAGACTCGCACGCGAATTAGATGATCGTAGTACAACAATGATGAGGCCTACCCATTGGCAAGCCCCAGAAGTACTGCCCTTCCCCAACGAAAGACCGGGATGGAAACATCGCTATATTCGTATAAGCACTATGGGTGTTGCTGATCCAAGTAATATCTCGTCTAAGTTACGTGAAGGATATGAACCCTGCAAAGCAGAAGAGTATCCTGAGTTAATGATGCACGCGACTCAAGAAGGCCGATTTAAAGGCAATATTGAAGTTGGCGGTTTGTTATTGTGTAGGATCCCTTCCGAGTTTATGGAACAGCGCGCCGCTTATTACGACAAGCAAGCCAAAGCTCAAATGGATTCTGTAGATAACACATTCATGAAAGATAGCGACCCTAGGATGCCTCTCTTTTCTGAGAAGCGTACGAAGGTTACATTCGGTTCTGGTTCTTAAATTTTTATAGGAGTCTTAAATGGCTTATCCAACTGTCTCAGCCCCTTACGGCGCAAAGCCCGTAAACCTGATCGGTGGCCAAGTATTCGCTGGATCGACAAGAAATTTGCCTATTCAGTACAACTATGGTACCGCTCTTTATTACGGTGATCTCGTTACTACGTCTGCCGGTTATGTTGTTATTGCAACTTATCCTGTTAGCACTACCAATACAACGGTTGGTGTTTTCTTGGGTTGCTATTACACAAACCCCACGACTAAACAACGTCAATACTCACAGTACTATCCCGGCGGCGTAACTGCTGGCGACATTACTGCTATTGTTGGCGACGATCCTGACCAAGTGATGAAAATCGCAGTAACTACTACCGCTGGTGGTACAACTATTGGTTCAGCTTCTTCCATCCTTTTGGGTGTAAACATGGCTGGCGGTACACAAACAGGTTCTGCTACGACTGGTAACAGTCAAATGTCAGTTGTTGGCGCTTCTGCTACAGCTTCTGGCGGCGGTTTCCGTGTATTGAACTTGGTTCCTGATACACAAGTTAGCTATTCTTCAACATACGTGTCTGGTGGTGCTCCATCTGCTACTTCTGTTGTGGTTTCTGGCTTGGCAGTAGGCACCGTCTTACCAATTGGTACTGACGTATTCAACTTGGTAAATGGTCAGTTGCAGTTCACAGGTTCTACCTTGAGCGCTGCATCTACTGTATCAACCACTGGTAGTACAACCCTTACTGTGACTTCTGTAACAACTCAAGTTGCCGGTACTGTTGTATTGGTCGTAACCCCCGAAGTGTTGGTTAANTTCAACTTCGGCGCACACCGCTATTACGTAGCATAATAAAGGAGCTTAAATCATGGCTATTTCACGCGCACAACTATTGAAAGAGCTGCTCCCAGGCTTGAACGCATTGTTCGGTCTTGAGTATGCACGTTACGGCGAAGAGCACAAAGAAATCTACGAAACAGAGAAATCTGAGCGTAGCTTTGAAGAAGAGACCAAGCTTGCTGGTTTCTCCGCTGCTCCAGTTAAGAATGAGGGTTCTGCCATTGCTTATGACAATGCGCAAGAGGCTTTCACTGCCCGCTATAACCACGAGACTATTGCTCTTGGATTCTCAGTCACCGAAGAGGCGGTTGAGGATAACTTGTACGACAGCTTGTCTGCTCGCTACACCAAGGCTTTGGCCCGCGCTATGGCTTATACAAAACAAGTTAAAGCAGCTTCTGTTATCAACAACGGCTTCAATAACGGTTATGTAGGCGGCGACGGCGTATCTTTGTTCTCTACTGCTCACCCCTTGGTGAACGGTGGCACAAACGCCAACACACCCACAACCCAAGTTGATTTGAACGAGACTTCTTTGGAAGCCGCCGTTATTCAAATCGCCGCTTGGACGGACGAGCGTGGTCTTTTGATCGCGGCTAAACCCCGTAAGTTGATTGTTCCCCCAGCTTTAATGTTCGTTGCAAAACGTCTGTTGGATACCGAACTCCGCGTCGGCACCACTGACAATGA